TTCAAAGTTCTTAGTCAAAAACTCTTTTAGGAACTTAATCTTGTTCATTTAAGCCTTCTTTGTTTTCTTCTTGCCCTTCTTAATTTTAGCAAAATCAGCACCAGTAATCTTAGTTCTAGGCTTGGCTACTCTAGCTAGAGCTTTTTGTTTTTTTGAATATTTAGAGAAAGGCATGACTACATACCAATCTTAGGTGAGCCATGACCAAGTATCTCATCCATGACACCTCTCATATCGCCACTATCTACTTTCATGACTTTGACCTTAACGTCTCCATCCATTTCTTCGTAGTCCTCTTCTTCCTCTTCTTCGTCTGGAAGCATCATTCCTTGATAGCATAGCAATAGAAAGTTAACTAACTGATCATCAGATAACTCTAATCCAGGTGCATCGTGAGCAAAACCCATCTTCTCCATGAAAAGTTCTGCATTTTCTTCCATGTTCTCTATGTTGATATCAGCCATATTTTTCTCCTATAAGTTGCTTGATATTAGATATTATACCTAGTGCGTAACATACGCCTTCGCCTACTTTACTTATAACCTTAACTATTTTGCTATTCTTGCCATATCTACCTTTAGATAAATCGTAAGCCATTTGTTTTGCCCAAGCTAAAGCTAATGGTTTGGCGATTTTGTAAACTATTCCTTTGCTTCTCATTTTTGTAGCTACATATTTTCCCCATACACAATAACCTTTATAGACATTTGGGTCTACACGTTTTCCATATATCTGATCATATTTGTAGATATATTTTTTCATGTCGCCCATTTCATATAGTGCAGTGCATATGTATGTAGATGAATCAGAAGATGCAGCGGCGTCATCAGAGAAACTTATACCTTGTCCACTATGGCTTGTTTGAGCTCCAGTTTGTGAACTTTGTCCAGGGTCTACTCCTTCTGATCTTCCAAACCCTAATCCTATTCCTTTACTTCCACTATAACCAGCACCTTTTGAGCCACCTAAATCACCAGTTGCACCCACACCACTTCCAATGCCTGCCCCTATGCTTTCAGCTTTAGACTTACTATAAGTATAAGACTTTGGATCAGTTACATTTGTTCCTGGCCCGAATGGTGATATACTTGACACAACATCATGTACGTTTCCATACCCATAACCAATGCCATGTGAGATTTCGCTTGGACTTAGATTTCCACTTTTATCAACATCTAAGCTTTTTCCCAGTTTGTCCACATTTGTAATTCCAAATGGGTTAATGGTATTAACAACATCTACAATGCCAAAGTTTTTACCCATAACTTGAGCTGCTTGTTGTTGTGGCGTCATATTGGTAATATTTTTGCCTATACTGTAAGCTACACCTAGTGGATTACTTATCTGTGATATACCTTTACCAATACCAATTCCAGTAGCAATGCCAAGTCCTTTGTCAGCAAGACCTAAATCAGTCTTGCCTAAAGCGTCACTTAACGCCCCATAGCCCCCGTATTGGTCGCCTCTAGCCATTTATCTAACCATGCCCTCTGCAAAAGGATCGATACCTCTTCTTAACAAGTCCATCTGCTCTCTAGACATACCACTCATATCTGGTCTTGGTGGTGGTGCTGAAGGTAAAGCTCCCATTCCTGGTGATGACATTGGAGGTCTAGCCATTGGCATTTGCTGTTGCATAGGTGCTTGTTGTTGCATTGCAGACATTTCACCACCTCTAACTGCTGACTCTGGATCAATCATTCGACCAAACTCTTCTGGTCTAACTGTACCCATTGATTTTTCTCTTACTACTGCTTCGATAGCATCTACTTCATTTAGCCCCATGTCCATAAGCAAACGTACTTTGTCTATGTCTGTCATATCTGATTGAGGCATCATGTTATTCATTTGGCTCATCTCGCTTTCACGAACAACGCTTCTTGGGTCAAGCATTTGATTAACTTCCCCTTCTCTCATAACAGTTTCAGATGGTGGCATATTTACTGGGTTACCAGTTACTGAATCAATGTACTCACCCTGTGGGGTTATTACTATTGGCATCTTTCATTATCTCCTTTTGTAGCTCAACTTGGTTTTTTTCACGCTCCATCTGCAGTTCAAGTTCCAACTTGGCTACTTTTGCTTGTAAGTCTGCTTGTAGCTTGGCTTGCTCTATCTGCAAATCTTGTTTTGCTTCTGCTTCATTAATAGCTAGTTTTTGCTGTGCTTTAGCTTGGTCAGCTTGTATTTGCACCTCAGTTCTTGCTTTTAAGGCTTCTGCTTCTAATTTTGCTAGTTCTTGTGCGTATTGTAGTGGGTTTTGTTGTTGTTGCTGTTGTTGCTCCATCATTTTAGCTAGTGGTGCAATCGCTTGCATTTGAGGTGCTTTAGCCACAACTTCTGCTGCTCTTTCGCTTATAAGCCTATCCATCTCTGGATTAATATCTTCAAACTTAAATTTAGGGTCACGAAGCTCTGGCAATGTTGGTAATGATACGCCAATACTTGCTTGCATTCTTTGTCTATATAACAACGCTATATGTTCAGCAATATGAGCTATCATAATTGGTTGCATAGCCGCAGCCCCTGGATTCCCAGCTAACATTGGGTCTTGTAAGAACTGAAGATGAACTGCTATATGTGCATCGTGGTCTTGATCTGGAAAGGCTCTTATAGCTTTACCATACATTAATGCAGTGTTTTCTGTAACAGGATCAATTCTTGCTGCATCGTCTGGCTTCTTTAGTATTTCGTCTATGTTGTTTATACGAATAGCCTCTAGCATTCTTTTATTGGCTTCATACTGATCGAATAATTGTGGGCTTGTGGTTGACATCTGCAATACTGCTTGTGCTTGTGCAATTCTTTGTGCAGAACTGAATATGTTAGGGTCACTAACTGGAATAACATCTATTCTATCGTCAAAGTCTTTAGCAAATATAGTTTCACTTACGCCACCTAATGCAAAAGTAAAACTCTCTGGCAGATATTCTGCGTTTAGCTTGGCAAGCATCTTGAACTCTTGCCCTTGCGAATAGTGTAATCTTTTGTGTATCGCACTAAAGGCTTTGCTTCCTTGCTCAATCAGTGCAACTGTAGACCCAACGGGTGCATTTGGGTTAACATCGCCTACATTTAAGTCTGCAGTACTAGCAAATCTTCTTCCTGCATCAGCGATAGCGTTCATAAGATTGAACAAGGTGCTTGATGGCTCTTTAAATGGAAGTGGCATAATAGCTTTGTTTACATCGTCTACTGTGGCATCTAAGTCTGCAAACTCACCAGGGTTTATCTGCATTTCTCCACCAGTCACTCTACCTTTAAGCTTAAATCCACCTTGCATGTTAGCGAAAGCTGCTGAATCTAATAATGCTCTTAGTGATCCAGTAGCTGCTTTGCCTAGTCCACCTATCATGTGATACAAGCCAAAACCATAGAAACCAGTTCCAGGTAAGAATTTGTAACTTACAAACCAATCTCTTCTCTTTTGCTTAGGGTCTTCTTCTCTCCAATTACGCCTTACGCTTACTATCTTTTCTGCATCGTAATCAATTGTAATTACATAAGGTAGGGCGACCATGTTATCATCGTCTTCTTCTTCAATAGTATCTATGCCATCGAATGATTGATACGCATGTACTTCTAGAAGTGTCATAACTTCGTCTTCGCTATCTCCATAAGGGTCAACGCCCTCTATCTCGCTACCTACATCACCACTAGGGTCTATATCTTCTCCACTGTATTTACTTGGTAAATAGAACCCAGCCTTAACATATTTGTTAAAGTCATTCTTAGGCATACGAATAACGTGTGTATATCTGCTTGATGTGTAAAGGTCTTTACTCTCTGGAGAAACTACAAAGTCTTCTGCTTTTACAAATTGTGAGCATTGTCTGTCTAAATTAGCATCCCACCAAACTTTCTTAAATGTATGTCCAATTAATGGTAACTGAAATAACATCTGATCTAAATCAGGGAAATACTCTGGCATCTCTTGAGTAATCTGATAGTTCATAAAGTCTTTTACTCTACGAGCTTGCTCTTCCATCTCCTCGCTTGGGTCACCAACTATTATTGTCTTAACTGGCCCGCCACTTGGGTATAATTCTGCAATTGCTCTTGCATTAAATTGTGTAGCTGCTTCTGCTATCATAGGATGAACTACATTACTTAATCCTCTTGTAGCCCTTTGGTCTTCCTCTTCTTCTTGACCTCCATGTACGTCTAATGTTTTGAGACCTTCCTTATATCTGTCTTCCCATTCTGATCTAGCTTCTTTGTCAGCCTCATAGCTAGTAATTAACTGACTTGCTACTGCATTTAATTCTTTTGCATCTATTATTTCTGCAAGGTTTTGGTCAAACGATGTATCTTCTTCTTCCAAAATATCTAAAGATGGGTCGCCTACTAAAACCTCATCATTGCCAATATCCTCTATCTGAAACTCATCTGAAGGCATACCTTCTGCAAAGGGAATTACTTTAGGTTCTCTAGCCATATATTGTCATCCTTCTCTCCTGAACTTCATCTTCTTCATCATAATCTGTAGAATGAGTGATGAACCAACCTTTTCTTAATCTTAGCCAAGCCTGTGTACAAGTGTCAACTATATCATCATTATCACCCGCAGGGAAGGCTGAACATATATCTATTAAGTTTTTAGCCCATTTTTTTCCATGTGGATAGAATATTCTTCCATCCTCTAATAATGCAGAACTACTATGTGCCCTAGCTATCTTGTCTCTATCTGGAGAATAAGCCAAAACTGGTATGCCACCCATCCTTAAATCTTGTAGCAAACTTTGACCACTAGCCTTCTTTTCTATTAACACTGTATCTGGCTGCCAGTCATCATATGCTTCTTGTGCCAGTTTTCTTAACTCTGGGTAGGTTACTTTGTCATACCACATTTCTACAACTATGGCGTTTACTTGTCCATTTTGTCTAAAGATGCCCCACGTTGTTCTTGCACTGTAGCTACTTGTTTCTTTAGTGCTGAACGCAGTATCGTAGCTTTGAACCAAGTATTCAATCTCTGGAAGTTCATCTTTCTCCCAGGGAACCCACCATTCTGCTTTAAGGATACCACCTCCTTTGGGCATTGGTCTCTGCTGCAGTTGACCAGCACTAGCGTATGAACCCAAACTTTTTTCCAAATTATCAAGAGTTTTCTCGTCAATCCTCTCCTTCCACAACAACTCCCCTTCTGAAGTTCTTGGGTCGCTAAAGCCAAGCGATGATCTAGTTGGCGTTGGGTGACCAATTTCGTATCTTGCAGGTAAACATAAATGATCCCAATCATTGTACTCATTCGCTAATATGTGTCCTGTAAGGTCATTTTCATGTACCCTCTGCATAATTATAATAAAAGCTCCAGTTCGTGGGTCATTCAGTCTAGTTTGCATAGCCTGATCCCACCATTCTAGAACACCTTCTCTAACTGCTGACGATTCTGCTTCTCTTACGTTGTGAGGATCATCTATAACAATTATGTCACCACCTTCACCAGTTAGTGCTCCATCTACTGAGGTAGCTATCCTTTGACCTGTCTTATCATTTTCAAATCTTTGCTTTTGATTTTGGTCTGAGGTTAATTTGAATATATCACCAAAGTACCTTTTGTACCATGGGCTTTCTATTAATCTTCTGCACTTAACGCTATCTCTTATTGATAATGATCCTGCATAACTAGCAAACAAAAACCTTTTGGATGGTTGAACAGTCCATGTCCAAGCTGGTAATGCTACAGCTACGCTTATAGACTTCATGTGTCTAGGTGGTATGTTTATAATAAGTCTTTTGATATCGCCTTCTACTACAGCTTGAAGGTGTTCTGATATAGCATCTATATGCCAGTTGTCGTAAAAGTCTCTACCAGGTTCAATCGCTTGCCAAGATTTCTTTGTAAAAACCTTCAATGACCTTTTCATTAGCTCCTTCTGAGCTTGAAGCAATAGCTTTGGATAAGACTCTTTCGAGATTTTCGAGTTCGTCATTTGATATTCCACTTAGGTCTATAACTTGTCTTTGTTCTATTATTGTTTCTTTCTCTATCTTATCTTGCCATCCTGCTCTGTTCTTTAGGTAAAAGATCATTGCAGTATTGTCTCCTTCAAGAGCCTTTTCATAAAGCCTATTTGTTATAGTCTGTATGCCTTTACCCTTTCCTCTTTTTATAGCTTCTGCAAACTCTATAAATTCATTCTGCTTTTCGTATAGAGTAGATAGTCCTATACCTAACGCCATAGCTATTTGTTCTTGTGTTAATCCTTGTGCTGCATAGGCTTCAGCCTTATCACACATCTCTTTTGTAACTACAAATTTAGGTCTACCCACCTTAGTCTTTTTCTTAACTATCTTTTTAGACATTATAAACTCATTTCAAATTGTTCGTCTTCATTCAAAATTATATCTACATTTTTTTCAAAGCCAATTTTCTCATTAGCTCTTAGCCTATTGTATAGTTTACTATCTATACTCTTTAACGCCATCATAGCATCTTCGTATTTTTTATCTAATATTTTTTGTTGCTCATCAGTGATATCGCTTACTAGCATCTACATTCTCCTTTGGAAGATATACTTCTACATAACAATCACAGTTGGGGCATGTTAGGTTTGTTACAATAGAAAATTCTTCTGTTTCTTCTTCTATGTCGTGGTCGCCACCCCATATAAGACTTGTTTCACACCACCAACAATTCATGACTTGTCCAGCATGATTTCTTTTTTCTTTTGCTCAAGCTCATATATTACGTCAGTTAACCCATCTACTTTTTGTACATAATCATAGTCATCAAAATTTTCATGATATTTAACAATTGGTTTTTCATTATCCCAATTATAAGAAACACTTAACATTTTATGTCTAGCCATATTAATCTCCTTCATAGTTGTAATTATCTTCGACCATTTCTTCATAGACTTTCTTAGAGTTACTGAATGAAAAGAATGCTTGACCTATGTGACCATAGATACCTTGCTCTCTAATCTTCCTAGTAATTATCTTAGTGGTGTTATCCTCGAAGTCTCTATGAACTACTAAAGCAGCATCACTCATGTTTGCCCAATGTGCAGAACCACTAACTTGATATAAGTCTGGTGGTGGAACTACGCCACTATCATTCCTCTGTAGCTTGTGAGGATGAGCTACCATCCAAACTACTATTTGATGATTTCTAGCAAACTGCTGACACTTAGCAATTATATCTCTTATATGCTCATCTTCTCTTTTAGCATAATCTCTATTAGGACTAATCTGATTAAATGGGTCTATGACTAATCCCTTAATACCAAACCTTTGCTTGGCTATCTTAGCCTTACTCAATATAAACTCAATGTCTGGGATTTCTTCTGTATTCTCAATAAACTTAAAATGGTTATCAAGAAAGTTGATACCACTATTTAATTCATCCTGCGACATTCTAGCGTGGATACCAATATCAAATGGCTTTCTGCATCTTTTCTCAAGTAAACGCCTAATGTGGTTTGGTGTAGAATGTTCTGGGCTGAATATAGCAAAGTTCCAATTCTCTCTTTCAGCTAAGTTTAATAACAACTGATCTAAGAAATTACTTTTACCATGATTAGGTATGCCAGTTATTAAGTTAAATGTACTTGGCATAATCTTATATATTTTGTCTAACTCTTTGAATCCAGTACTAAAAGCTTTCTGCTCATTACCATCATAAATGTTCTGCACACTATCATGATATTCTTTAACGCCATGTAAACCTTGTACTGGAAACTCTTCAGCATACTGTATACATTCTCTTAATATTTGTTTATCATATTTAATTAAACATTCATTGGCATCTTTACATTGCCAACCATCTTCACGAGGGAAATTGACAACTTTACATATGTCTTTACCAAATCTATGTATAATCTCCAATCTCAAAGCCTTACCATTTTCATCAGCATCTGTGGCTACGATTACTTCGTCAGCGTCAAAAATCCATTTGGAATGTTCAAACGCCATAAACCTTTTATCATCAGATTTAAATTTCGCTGCTTGAGGTGCTCCATCAGGTAGGCTTACAACATTTCTAAACCCAGCTTCATATAAGGCTAGTACATCCATCTCACCTTCTACAAAGATAACAGACTTGAGCCCAGTTTCTTCCCAATGTGTCCTTAACATATCTATATTATACAAACACTTAGTGGCGTTTTTCTCTTGCAGAAACTTCTTATCTTTTGTTCTACTTTTTATATTTACAATATCTCCCTCAAGATAATATGGGAAACATAGCTTATGGTCTTTTGTAAATAGCTTAAAATCTTCTGCTGTCTTTCTGCTTATCTTTCTGTTTTCTAACCAAATCAAAGAACCTTCAGACAAATCGTGATTGGTGTTAGAAATTATTGGTATTGGTGGAGCTACTTCTTTTGGCTCTTCTCTCACAACTCTTGGCTCTCTATATGGTAGGTTGCTATTCTCTTTAACTCCTCCAGTCCAATCACAATGATGACACATCCACAATATTGATTCGTATGTTACAGTAACTGACAAACAAGGGTCATGCTTCTTTCTTCTTGTTGGGGAGCATTCTGGACATCTAGTTCTGTAGTCGCCTACCCCATAGCTATTTAAATGTATCCCTTGATCTATTGCTTTTTCTGCTAGTGATTTTTCGTTCTTCATCATTTGTTTATCCTACTAATAAGTTTAAGTTTGTTTTTCGTTGTTTAGGTTGCTCTACATCATTAAATCGCTTTTGCGATAACCAAGTCTTGGCGTGTGGAATAAATCTTTCATCTTTCCCAGCCTGCGACTTAGCAAATGATCTTGTCTTATTTATTAAGTTTTCAAAAGTAATTTCTTTATTTTTCATAGTTATTTGGAACTTTTGTGAAGCTCCAAACTTATTGTCATTAGGTCTGTTTGGATATTCCTTCCAAAACAATTCAAATTCCTTACTATATTCTTTTTTATTATGATAGGTTATTGGTGTCGCATTTTGCAGAGGGGGTGGGGTCGCATTTTGCGACTGGGTATCCACATTCAGTTTATATATGTTACTTGTCTGCCTATGATTATTATTTTCTGTTAGCTGAAATCTTTTCTCAATATCAATAAAGTTCATATCTTTCAAACGCTTAAGCGACCTAATGACTGTATCAGTACTACACTCGCATAGCTCTGCAATCTTCTTATGTGAAGGATAGCAACTGTTTTCTGCATCAGTAAAGTTAGCTAATATAATAAGAACTAACTTATCTGTACTGTTACCTACCTTGACCTCTGACGCCCATTTTAACGCTGACCATGACATTTAAGTTCTCTACCTCAAAACTTCTGTTATCAATATAGGTGGATTATATGTAGCTAGAATTTTCTTTCTAAGCATGTAATCCCTTGTCTTAGTGGCTTTAGACTTTACATCCTCCACAACCACTTCACCATCTTTTTTATAGCGAAAATCTGCAGTATACCTTCCTATCTTTACGCCATTACACATCAGATCAAACTTTGGATGTATTTCCAAATCTGATATTTCTTTGGCTCTAAGAAGGTATTCTAATTCTACAAACCTCTTAAGCTCACGCTTGCTATCAAAAACCTCACCCTTGTAAGTCTGCTTGATGGCGTTGTATTTGTTTCTCGTAAAAGTCATGACCAGTAACCTCATTATTGGTAAAGTCGAATATAAGTTTAGCTTTATTAAAACGTGGTAGAGTTTCTCCCCTACTCCACTTTTCAATATTCCTAAACGACACTCCTATTTCTTCACCAAAAGTTCTGTAGTTGTAGCCATTTCTTCTAATCCATTCTCCAAGTTGCATTAGACTTTCTCCATAAAAAAATTA